GTGAAATTGAGCGTGAAAGGCGCAGCGACACTGTGTACTGTGGCGCCCGTCTGAGTGCCACCAAGGGCTGATACTGCAACCTGCTTACCAGGTTGGTTTGTAGGAGCAGTATCGGGGATGGTGGTATACGTTGGGGCTGTAAACCCCGTTTGCGCAGAACCCGTAATAGGGCTCGTCCATATAATAGACATAAATTGTCTCTGTGTGGATGAAGCGGGTTATCTCCGGCGATTAAGCGGAGGTGGGTGTGCCAAATCCTTCAACCCAAGTGCAGGCTTCGAGCTTAAAATCTGAGCACTTAAAGCGGCGATATTTAGCCACTTCATAGAGCTCAAGCCCGGAATCTGGAAATGGAAATGGACGTTCGGCACGCTACTTGGGGCACGATTAACGTACCTTGCCAGCGTATAAAGCTGCGGGGACCCCTCTACATAGCAACGTAGAGCGGTCGTAGGTTGATAGTGGACATCTCTAAGGGTACGTGCCGTAGTGTTTCTTACAGTACGGTTACACCACCCAAAGTCAGCCGCCATCAACCGCATACTATCAAGCATTTCGCCAACATTGGCGAAGTAATCGACAAAGAACGACCAAGGAGTTGCCTCCCAGGCCGCGGGTATGACGTCGAAAACGCCAACCCCAAACTTGTCGAGTAGCGTGCTAGTATCCGCTAAGGAAGCTTTTAGCATACCGTAGTACCTCACACTATGTAGCTCGTTTGTATACGAGTGATAGAAGAGGTTCAAGAAGGTATTACCAGGAGGCGAGCTAAGCTGCAATGGACCAGACTTCGTATACGTAGTGTTACGGCCATAACCCGAGATGGTTTTCGCGTCATGACCAAGACCCTCCGTGCGAAGCTCGTTCGCAGCTTGCGTTGCATCGTTGATATCAGCGATCAGCGGCTTTACGCCAAACGCATAAGCTAACCATGCATTACCAAGGTGTTTAGCATACTGCTTATCCTTTTGGTAAACTGCACCGATCCTTTTTACAACACCAGCAAAATCCCATGTGCGATGGTAAAACGCCTTAACAGGGTGTCGGAGAGAATGATAAGTCTCTCGTATCTCTGCTACGAAGTTGCCACCACGCCATGTGTTTTTTGCGGCGGTGTATTTCGAAAGGAACCTCGATGCTGCACGACTTTCCGCTACGGTATCCATCGTATTAGAGGCCACAGGTACAGTGGCACTCACGCTTTGTGCGAAGAGGTCACCGGTATATTGCCACCGCAACTTGTCCGTATAGGACCCGTTACTGTAGCCGTTAACCGTTCCTCCAACACTTCGGATGGACATCGTTGAAGTACCAACAAGCGTGGAGGTAGCGGATTGACCAAGGGCGATTTTCTCGCGCCAGTCTTTCACATTATCTCCATAGGTCACACTCCGACTGATAGGCAAGACCTTATTAACATCGGTACTTGTCGTCGGACCAAAAGGAGGCGCATTCAGATAATTCTGAAAGTGACTGTGTAACGCCAAACTACTAGAGAAACTCTTAGTAGTACTCATAGGAACCTCAAGCTAAGAAAGTTGAGCGACCTAATGGGACGCCCGGTAGAACCGGG